CTAAAGAACAGGTTGATTACCTTATAGATTTTTGTAAGAAACATTATTCTATTGATTTAGAAATTGACAAAGAATATAAATATTTAGTATTAAGTGATAGAAAAAAGAATTACTTTGGAGTTAAGAAAGACGGTAAATTGGATATTAAAGGCTTGAGTGGTAAAAAGTCTAATACACCACCATTTGTCAAAAGATTGTTTAATGATGTTTTGGAAAAATTAAAACCTATTCAGAATATATCAGATTTCAATGAAGTAAAACAAGAGATACGATATGTTATGAAAACTGTTGTTGACGATTTTGATAAAATACCCCTAGATCAATTAGCATTTAAGGTAATGATTGCAAAAAATCCATCAGAATATAAGTCTAAACCACAAGCGGTTAAAGCAGGGGAACAGTTAGGTGATGTTGAAAAAGGACAGTTTGTAGAGTTTGTAAAAACATGGGTAGATCCTAAAGTATGTCCACTAAGTATGGCTAAGCGGAAGGATATTGACAAACAAAAATATATGGATAGTTTAGAAACTGTTATGAGCCAAATATGTGAACCAATGAATATAAGTATGGATTCATTAATGGGTAGAGGGGAACAAACTGAACTTACACAATGGTAGATTATATAGTATTAAAAATTAATAGAACGGTTGCAAAACCATTTGTGATTAAACATCATTATTCACAAGCTATGGGGAAGGCTTCTATAATATGTGGATTATATAAAATTGGTGAATCTAAACTTGTTGGCGTTATAACATTTGGACAGGTTAGTGGAAGGCTTGTTGCCCAAAGTATATTTGAAGGTGGAACACAATATAATGTATTTGAATTTCTTAGAATGTGTGTACTTGATGAATGTAAATGTCCTAGAACATATTTTATGAGTAAATCTATTAAAATATTGAAACAACATTTTCCTAAAATAAAATGTTTAGTATCTTATGCTGACCAAACTGAAGGACATCTTGGTATTGTATATCAAGCAGGGAGTTGGTTATACTGTGGTAAAACAGGTGTAAAATATCATTATATTAAAAACGGAATAAGATATAACAAAAGAATTATATGGGATGCATCTAAAAAATTGGGAAAACGTGAAACCGAATATTATAAAGAACAGGGTTATGAAAAAATAATGGAAAAACCAAAATTACGTTATATAAAACCACTTCGTAAAATTCCACTTAAACAAAAAATATTAAACTATGTTAAATCGTAAATTTCTTTTGCTTTCTTTACAGGTATATATGGAAAAGTTATTGGTAGCCAAAATAAACCCCAACGAACCCACATCCTCATTGTTTTTTTAGTTCCATACCAATTATCATGAACAATAACTGTGGCTCTTGCACCTCTTGTTCCTGCCTTACCTTCAGGTGCATCATATAATCTCGTAATATGTTCTGTTCCAACTTCGTCTTGATATATTGCATGAAGAAGTTCGTGTCCAAGTGGCATTATATTTTGTCTTGTTATGAAAGAATTTTTAGAATCGTTTACGAACATATATATCACTTTCTGACCTGTAACTCCCCAAGCAATTCCACTTGATGTTTCTACATTTAGATGTTTATAATATCGTTCATAATCATATTGTTCTGTTACAGATATAATATTCAAAGTCCAATCAACATTAAATCTTACCCAAGCCTGATACCCACTTAATGATTCGCCTGTATCACCATTCAACATAATTATACGCCTTATAATTGTATAATATTTTTCTTGATCAATATTTTTTGTTCTAAAATTAATTGGCAATATTAATCTGATTTATCCTTTATATTTAAATGTTTACACTTGCATTTTTCATCATCACATTCAATATTAATTAAATCTGTCAAACCTAAATAATCTGTAGGAGCTATAACTTTATCAAATTGTTTTAGACCTGATGATTTATCCATACGTTATGTATATATATGACGTATATAAGAATTACGAACAATTTCTACAAATATGAATACTTTTATCAGAATTATAATTTATTCCTTTTCCATTTAAAGTTGCCACCATCCATGTATCTTTTACATCAATATACCCTGTATGCCATGGATATAGGTCATTATCCCCCCCTAATCCATTAGTCCATGTGGTTAATTTGGTTACAAACCCCTTATTATTGTCTATACACCATTGTTCTATCTTGTTTATTTCTTCTTCAATGGCTATTCTATTAGGATCATCCCATTCCATTTGTTCTCTACGTTCTCTTAAATCTCTAAGTTTACCCAACTATCTAACCTTCTTATATCTTTCCAAATCGTTGTCATATATAAGATCCCCTGCATCTAACATTCTGCTGAACATTGTAGGGGCATCAAGAGCATTAAATCCATCCTTAGTTGCTAACAAATCTATAAATTCTTTCTTATCTACTGTATTATCCAAACTCTCATCCATACATTCTGCCCAAGTTATTAATATAATTTCTTTCTTTGTATCCTTTGTTTTCTTATGTGTATCAGTAACTTCCCCGCTGTCCAAGTTCATTTTCATACTCTTATATGATTCTTTAATTATATTTTCTACAATTCTAAAGTCATCTTCATTCACAACACTACGCAAGTTAGCCTTTGCACTTGCAGTTAATAGCCTATATAATCCATGATACTGTCGCCATCCAATAGGAATACCGCTGTTTACATTTAATGGTCGCATTTTAGTATGCAAATCATCAATCTTATCCATAAATTCATCAGGTATAGTTGCATCTAAACTTCTGATATATACAAAATATCGTTGTAGTTCTTCCACTGTCATATATTCCTGTTTCCTGCTTTGATAAGTTCTGATAAACTTTCTGATTAATTTGTCGGTTTCAGGATTATTATCGTCAATTAATAACCATAAAATATCAAATCGTGAAACAAATGGTGTTTCCATCTCAAAGTTATCCATTACAGTAGGGTATTTAGGATTAAACTTACCGTTCTTAGGGTTTCCCGCAATTAATAATGAACACTTTGTTGGTAATGTTAGTCCACCACCTGTGCCTGCTTTAGCTTGTGAAGTAGTTTGTTGTTCCATAACTTCAAGACATGAGTTATGATCTTCTTTCTTCATCTTATCTATCTCATCAATTATACATGGGTGTCCAGTGTGTTGTGGGAAGAAACCTGCTTTAGGTATCATTGTGCCATTATATAATTTTACCATGGCTATTGTAAGTCCTGCCCCCGAAGTATTTCTTCCAACCGTATAACCTGAGCCGGGCAACAACTTATATATTTTCAATAACAAATCAGATTTACCAAGTTGTGCATCGCCAAGTATTCCACAATGAATAAGATCACGTTTGCCATTAAGACTATTACCACCACAAGCCCAAAGTATCAATGATTCTACAATTCGAGGATTAATGTATATATCAGGTGCTATGGAAGCAGTTACTCTTTCAAATATATTTATCTTCTTCCACTTTTCTATTTCTTCTGCCGAAGGCATACAACCTTCCTTTTGTTCCAAATCTTTCATATTAGTAATTTGAAATACAATGTCATTATATGCACTCTTTGGTTTTGGTATGCTTCTAAATTTGGCAACAATGGTTTTTCTGTCGCCTATATATGCTTCCCCAACATCTTCATCAGTAATCTCAGCATCAAACTCAACAGGTGTGGAGTTTCTAGCGGTTTCCAAGAACTCTTGTATTCTCATCTGCTGTATATACGCTGTAACTTTGGTAGATTCATCTATATCGTATGGGCGTTTATCCTTTGTGCAGAATGGAACAGTTAATATATGTAAATCATCACAATAAACTTTCTTTTGTGAGCCACAAATAATACAACTTGTATTTGCTGAAACGGTGTAAGTCTTACGTTCCCCTACCGCTGTAATCATACAATCAAATTCTATTGGTTTATTTTCATAAGTAGGTGTTATATCTTGCATATTTAGTCTAATTGGTTTACCCTTTAATTTCTCAACAACACTTCTAGCATCTTCTATATGTTTTGTCATATTGTTGTGTTCTGCCTTTTCTGCTTGTGATATAATTAATTCAAGTTCTGATGGTGGAAGTGGTGGCTTGTGTTTACTATTCAATAGATCAATTTCTAACTTTAATGCTTCCCCGAATAATCCTTTATCTCGTATAAGATAGCAAGCGTATTTGAAGGTAGCATCATTTCTACCACCTTCTGATATACCAGTTGCGATTTCTTCTATTGGTTTGGTTTCTACATTAAATCCCATTTTTTGTAGATGAGTTTTTAATTTATCAATAGCAATATCCATAATTGGAAGTTCATTTATTGCTGTGTATATACTGCCGTTTGGATGTATAGAAGTTGGTGCAAGAACATAACCCCCCTGTGATTTTATATCAATATGCCTACCTCTCTTATCGTCTAACTTTTTGTTTGGTGGCGGGAAACCATGAAAATGATAATATAAATGATAACCCTTACCTGT